TTCTGAACCTCATATTGAGTATGAGTTAAGAGACCACTTTACCTTTGAGGTAGAGGGTGCAAAGTTTATGCCACAATATCGGAATAGGAATTGGAATGGAGAGATCCACCTATTCGATATGAGAACAAAAAAAATATATGTAGGATTATTAGATAAGATTATTGCATTCTGTGAAAGACACGATTACACATATAAGTTTACTGATAATGAATATTATGGTGCTCCCTTTGAGATAAATGAGGGAATATCATATGAAGGTGTGAGAGATTATATGGGTTCTATTTGCAATCATCAACCCAGGAAGTACCAAATTGAGGGAGTATACGATGCCTTAAGACATAATAGAAAGCTATTGATATCACCCACTGCTTCAGGAAAATCTTTGATGATATATTCTCTTGTAAGATATTACGTTGACAAAGGCCAAAAAATTCTTTTAGTTGTTCCCACGACATCCCTCGTAGAACAGATGTATAAGGACTTTTTAGATTATGGTTGGGATGCTGAGTCATATTGCCACCGTATATACGCAGGAAAAGAAAAGACCAACGAATTCCCAGTTACTATAACTACATGGCAATCTGTCTATAAACTAGAGAGATCGTTCTTTGAGGACTATAACGTGGTTATCGGTGATGAGGCTCACTTGTTTAAGAGTAAGTCCTTAATATCTATAATGACAAAACTACACCATGCCAAGTATAGATTTGGATTCACTGGAACATTAGATGGCACACAGACTCATAAATGGGTGTTAGAAGGATTGTTTGGTCCTGCATACAAAGTAACTAGAACAGATGAATTAATGAAACAGGGGCATCTTTCCCAGTTAGATATACAATGTCTTGTACTTAAACATCCTTCCCAAAAATTCGAGACTTATAATGATGAGATAGAATATTTAATATCACATGAGCAAAGAAATGCATTTATTAAAAATCTTGCATTAGATCTAAAGGGAAATACGCTGATTTTGTATAGTAGAGTAGAAGCACATGGTCAGGTCATATACGATTTAATAAATAATAATAAACAATCTAGTCGTAAAGTATTCTTTGTTCATGGTGGGGTAGATGCCAGTGAAAGAGAAATGGTTAGAGAAATTACCGAGCAGGAGGAACATGCGATCATCATTGCGAGTTATGGTACTTTTAGTACTGGGATTAACATTAAGCGGCTGCACAACGTCATCTTCGCCAGTCCCTCAAAGTCCAGAGTTAGAAATCTCCAATCCATTGGAAGGGTTCTCCGAAAAGGCACTAACAAAGTAAAAGCAATCCTGTATGATATTGCTGATGATATTAGTACAAATACAAGAAGAAATTATACACTGAATCACTTTATAGAAAGAATTAAAATCTACAATGAAGAAAATTTTAACTATGAAATAATCACTATACAATTAAAGAAATGATAGAAGACGACTTTTATGCTACCTTAAAACTTAATTCAGGTGAAGAAATTTTCGCCAAAGTCGCTGCGTCTGAAGAAGAAAATAGAACTATGTTAATCCTTCATAGTCCTATTAAGATTTCTGAGATCAGAGGTAAGGTAGGAGTCGTTGGATATAAAGTAGAACCTTGGTTAAAAACTACTAAAGAAGATATGTTTATAATGAATCTAGATCATGTCATGACTTTATCAGAATCATCAGATATGGAAATGATAGCAATGTATCAAAGGTTTCTTAGAGATTCAGAAAGAGATAATAATAATCAAGCAAAGATGAGTAGAAAGATGGGATATCTAGGTAATATACATGATACTAAACAACTTCTAGAAAGAATATTTAAGAATCCTTCTAATAATAATAGCTAAAGCGTTCCCTTCAACCCTGACAGAGTTATTCTATTTGTATAATTAGAACTTGTCAAGTCTTTGGATAAATGTTATACTATCTACATAGTAGTGACAAAGACCTATGGCAATAATTAGACCTATGGCAAAAAGAAAAAGGTCAGAGCATTATGTGAATAACAAGGAATTTCTTGCTGCTCTAATAAGGTATCGTGAGGATGTTGAGATCGCACGACTGCAAGATAAACCTAAACCAGTTATACCTCGTTACATTGGTGAATGTTTCTTAAAGATTGCAAATCATTTATCATTTAAGCCTAACTTTGTTAATTACATGTTCAAGGAGGATATGATTTCTGATGGTATAGAAAACTGTGTTCAGTACATACACAACTTTAATCCAGAGAAATCTCAGAATCCTTTTGCTTACTTTACACAGATCATACACTATGCATTTCTCCGTAGGATACAAAGAGAGAAACGCCAATTAGAAATTAAAAATAAGATTCTTGAGAAGTCAGGTTATTCAGAAGTGTTTGATGACAGCAATAGGATTGACGGAGATAAGTATTCAGACTATAATCAGATCAAAGATGCGGTTCATGCTAAGTTACGTAACTGATGAAGATTGCAATCATCACGGATCAGCACTTCGGAGCACGGAAAAACTCTAAACTTTTTCACGATTATTTTCTGAAGTTTTATAATAATATCTTCTTTCCTACTTTAGAGAAGGAAGGTATTACTACGGTTATTGATATGGGAGATACTTTCGATATCCGTAAGAGTATTGATTTCAGTGCATTACAGTGGGCAAAGGACAATTATTTTGATAAGTTGGAGAGTATGGGAATTACTCTTCATAGTATTGTAGGTAATCATACAGCTTATTATAAGAATACAAATGATGTAAACGCAGTAGATCTTTTATTGAGAGAATATGATAATATAACAACCTATTCAGAAACAACTTCTATAGAGGTAGGTGGATGTAATATTCTTCTTGTTCCTTGGATAAACAAAGAGAATGAAGAGAAGAGTTTAGGATTGATCAAGAAGTCTCAAGCATCTGTGTGTATGGGTCATCTTGAATTGAATGGATTCAGAGCAACTCCAGGTCATATGATGGAACATGGAATGGATTGGACTGCATTCAAGAAGTTTAATAAAACATATTCTGGACATTATCATTGCAGATCTAATCAAGAGAATATTTACTATTTGGGAAATCCTTATGAGATGTTCTGGAATGACGTGAATGATGAGAATAGAGGATTCCATATATTTGATACAGAAACATTAGAGCATACACCAGTTAATAATCCATATAGACTTCATAAAATAATTTTTTATAATGATCAAGATTATCAATTGTTTGATGCTAGAGAGTTAGAGAATAAGATTGTAAAGGTTGTTGTTCGTAATAAATCAGATAGTAAAAAGTTTGAGAAGTTTATTGATAAGTTGTATAGTGCAAATGTTGCAGAACTCAAAGTTGTAGAGAATTTTGGTTTACAAGAAGCAGAAGAGTTTGAAGCATTTGAGTCTGAAGATACTCTTTCCATACTTAATCGGTATGTGGAAGAATCAGAAGTAAATCTTGATAAGTCTCGTATTCAGAAAATGATACAGGAAACTTATCAAGAGGCATGTGAGTTAGTTTAATGTTTATTCTAACTATCGAAGGTAAAGAAAGTGAAGGTGCATACTCGGTTGTAGATGAAGAGGGTGATCAAATTCTTTATCTATTTGAGGAAGAGGATGATGCTATCCGCTTTGCTATGATGTTAGAAGAATCTGAACACCCACCAATACATGTGCTTGAAGTAGAAGATCAGGTTATGCTCAAGACCTGTCAAATGCACAATTATAACTACACAGTTATAACTTCTGCTGATGTTGTAATCCCACCTGAAACTAGTAATGATTTTATTTGAGACAATTCGCTGGAAAAACTTTTTAAGTACTGGAAATCAATTTAGCGAGATAAAATTTAATCAACATGCATCTACTCTCATTACTGGTAGTAATGGGTCGGGTAAGAGTACAGTATTGGATGCACTTACTTTTGGTTTGTTTGGTAAACCATTTCGCAAAATTAATAAGTCTCAACTTATTAATAGTATGAATGAAAAGGACACCAAGGTAGAAGTTGAGTTTAGTATTTCAACAACAGATTGGAAAGTAGTTAGGGGTATAAAACCAAATGTATTTGAGATTCATCGTGATGGTAAGTGCTTAGATCAATTTGCTAATGCTAATGATCAGCAGAAGTGGTTTGAGCAGAATGTTCTTAAGATGAACTATAAGTCTTTTACTCAGATTGTTATATTAGGATCAAGCACCTTTGTTCCTTTCATGCAATTGACTAGTTCTAATCGTAGAGAAGTGATTGAAGATTTGTTGGATATTAAGATCTTCTCTAGCATGAATAATATTATTAAAGAAAAGATTCGTAGTATTAAGGAAGAAGTTAAGGTTCTAACTCTTAAAAAGGAATCTCTTAATGACAAAGTTTCCATGCAAGAGAAGTTTATGGATGAGATAGCATCTCAAGGTAAAGATAGAATAAATGAAAACAAAGAAAAAATTACTACTCTTTTTACAGAATCTGATGGTTATGTGTCAGCAAATGAACAACTAGAAAATGATGTATTTGATCTTACAAAACAACAAGAAGCAGTAACAGGAGCTACAGAAAAGTTACGAAAGTTAGGAAATCTTAAAGGTAAAATATCCCAAAGAGTATCGACTATTACTAAAGAGCATAAGTTTTTCACAGAACATACTGTTTGCCCTACCTGCGAACAAGACATTGCAGAGGACTTTAGGATAAATAAAATTACCGATGCTCAAACTAAAGCAAAGGAGTTGCAATCTGGTTATAAAGAACTAGAAGAAGCAATTAAAAACGAGGAAGAGCGAGAGCATCAATTCACCACACTATCGAAGGAGATTACTCAACTAACGCATGGCATTTCTAAAAACAATACTAGGATTTCTGGGTGTCAACGACAGATCAGAGATTTGGAATCGGAAATACAAAGACTTACCGATCAACTTGCAGACAGAAATACTGAGCATGAGAAACTAGCTACCTTCCAAGAAAGTTTAAGAACCACCTACGATGAGTTATCTTCCAGAAAAGATACGATAAATTATAATAATTTCATGTATGGATTGCTCAAAGATGGTGGAGTAAAGACTCATATAATCAAAAAATATCTTCCACTGATCAATCAGCAGGTAAATAGATACTTGCAGATCATGGATTTCTATACCAATTTTACATTGGATGAAGAGTTTAATGAAACTATTCAGTCTCCTATCCATGAGGATTTTTCTTATGCCTCTTTTTCTGAAGGAGAGAAGATGAGAATTGACCTAGCACTCTTGTTTACTTGGAGAGAAGTTGCTAGAATGAAGAACTCTGTCAATACTAATCTATTAATACTGGATGAAATATTTGACAGTTCATTGGATGAGATGGGAACAGAATACTTTACCAAGATTATCCGTTTTGTGATTAAGGATGCAAATGTATTTGTCATCTCTCATAAAACTGGTATGGAGGATAAGTTTGAGAACCACATCAAATTTGAGAAAGTAAAAGGATTTAGTAGGATAGGATCATGAAAGCATTAGTTACTGGGCATAAAGGATTCATTGGAAGTCATGTTTATTCCCATTTAGTAGGACTTGGTTTTGATGTTACTGGTATAGATTTCCCAGTTGATATTGGTAATTTTGCAGAGTATAGTGATCTGTATAATCCAAAGTTTGATGTAGTCATTCACTTGGCTGCATTTGCTGCACTTCGGGATAGTATAGAGAATCCTAATAAGTTTTGGGAAAATAACGTAGAGAAGTCTCAACCTATCTTTGATTACTGTAGAGAGAATAATGTCAGGTTACTCTATGCAAGTTCTGCTGGTGCTCATGGGTGGTGGCAAAACCCTTATGCTATAACCAAGAAGGTAAATGAAGTTCAAGCACCTCCTGATAGCGTAGGAATGCGTTTCTTTAACGTCTGGGCAGAGGAAGGCAGTAGAAAGGACATGTTGTATAGAATGCTTCAAGAAGGCACTGCAAAGTATCTTACAAGGCATAGGAGGGACTGGATACACGTTGATGATGTAGTAAGTGCTATTGGACATCTTATACCCAGTACTCATACAGGATACATTGATATAGGAACAGGACAGGAAACATCAGTTCTAGAGTTGGCAGAAGCAATGGGTATGGGACATTTACCTATTAAAGAGGATACACCAGGTGAACCAGACAGTTTATGTGCTGACACAAGAAACTTGCGTGATTTGGGATGGTTCCCTACAATAAATATTATGGATACCGTGAAGAACAATGTCTGAAGAGAAGTGCGTCCAGATAGGGAATAATCCATCAGTTCTAAATGAACCTGATGGTCAGGACAAATATACTGTCTGCCACGGTATGGGAACTAATGAATCAGAAGCATGGGGTGAGAACGATGAAAGTTCCTAATTGGCAGCATCATTCCAAGAAGGATGCCAAACGAAAACTGAAACCACAGGCACTACGATCTGCAAGAGACAGACGTAGACACCTGATAAACTGTCTACTAAACCCGTCCAAGAGGCGGGTTTCGTCGTATTATAGGTTCATACAAGAGAAAACGAATGCCAGTACAGCAAGAAATCAAGTCACAACTAGCAAAGTTGCTTGCTACTGAAGATATTGTAGTAGAGCATAAGCATGTTGAGACAGCACAATTCAATACCGATACTCGTGTATTGATCCTTCCTATCTGGGAGAAGGCAAGTAATTATGTATATGATATGCTTGTTGGTCATGAGGTAGGACACGCACTCTTCACTCCTAATGAGGATCCCCCAAAGCATGTTCCTCATAACTTCCTAAACGTATGTGAGGATGCTCGTATTGAGAAATTGATGAAGAGAAAGTATCTCGGAATTGCCAAATCCTTTTATAGGGGGTATAATGAGATGCACCAAAGTGATTTCTTTGAGATAGAGAATGAAAATATTGATAATTTTAATCTTGCTGATCGGGCTAATCTATATTTCAAGATTGGTTCGTTCCTTCCTATATCTTTTTCAGATGCTGAAAAGGAGATTATCACTCTAATCCAAAATGCCGAGACCTTTACTGACACCATCGCAGCAGCAGAAGCGTTATATAATTTCTGCAAGCAGGAGCAAGAAGCACAGGAACAAGTTCGTGAAGCAACTGAAGGGATTCAGTCAGAACTTTTTGAACAATCCTCTACAGGTGCTGATTCAGATACTGGGGATAGTGACTCTGATAGCACTGGCGATACTGATTCTTCCCTTTCTGACTCTGATAGCGATGCTCCTTTGGAAGGTGGGATCAGTAATACTGATAGTGATACTTGGGGCAGCGATCCTAGCTCTAATTTAGATTCTTCTAATGTTGATGTTAAAACAGCATCTTCATTGGCAGATAAGTTGAAGGATCTTGTATCAGAACATTCAGCAGAGAATGTATATGTAGAGATTCCTAAACTTAATCTTGATAGTGTTATCGTATCTAATGAAACTATTCATAAAATAGTGGATGACCATTATCTTGCAGCAGAAGAAAAGTATAATGATGTATTAGCAGAAAGATATGGTGAGTATGATAATGTTCCTGAAGGATTAGAATATCTTTATCCTAAAACCACATTCGAGCACCCTGATAGAGAATATGTCAAATTCAAGAAAGATGCTCAAAAGGAAGTGTCGTATCTTGTTAAAGAATTCGAGTGCAGAAAGTCTGCTTCTGCTTATGCTCGTGCTGCTACTTCTAGGACAGGGGTTCTAGATACAAGAAAACTTCATACATATAAGTTCAATGAAGATTTATTCAAGA